AATGCAGCAACGTCTTGACCCATAGATCCTCTTTGGAAATTAGATAGTCCCATTTGTTGCGCAGCTAAATTACCTTGGTTACCAAATGCTTGTTGTGCTAAATTTTGTGCTTGTGTAAATCCTTGTTGTTGTAGTTGTGCAAGTAAACTAGCTCTGTTTCTTAAATTACCAGCTTCAAACTCACCAAGTGCAACTCCTTCTCTACCACCTCCGAACGCTCCTGCTGTAACCGCTTGGTCTCTAATATTTTGTCTACCAAGTGCCGCTTGTCTATCGAAATCTGCTAGTGTTGTGTCTATTACATCTTGTTGAAAAGGTGACATGAACTGTCTAAATGCAGTTGGTCCAGTCAATCCTTCTTGTGCTGCTACAGCTCTTTGAGCACCTTGTAAAAATGGTTGAAACGATCCAACACCTGCTCTTGCTATATTAATCGCTTGTGTTTGTAATGGATCTTCACCGGCAACAAATTGTCTACCTGTAAAGGCACTTGTTTTTATAGGTACCGATGTAGATGCCGTTAACTGTTTGGCAAAATCTTTAGCGGTATCTTTTAAATAATCTGGTAATGACATTATACTATTCTATTCTCCATCATTTGTGCTTGATCAAACATTTCTTGTGCAGGATTCATACCCTGAGATTCTTCAGATATTGTACCACCTGCTTCTAAATTGTCCATCATGTTTTGCATGACTCTGGCACCTTCATCTATATCGCCACCGCCCGCATTTCTTACAGCGTCTGCTGTAAATACAAATTCATTTTTACTTAATCTTGCTGGCACATCATCAGCTCTTTCTTCTGCCCCAAGATCTACAAAGCCCCCGGTTCTATAGTCTTTTTCCATGCCACCTAAATCCATAATACCACCTTCCTGCATAGGTTCTCTTTCACCAAAAGCAGCAAGACCACCATTTGCTAAATAGAAATTATCTACAAATTGTGGTTTAGGTAAAAATCTTAGACTAGCATCTTGTCTTCTAGCCTGATCTACTATGTCTGAAATAGTAGATGGTGTTTCTGAAAATGGTGCTTCTTCTACAACTTCTTCCTCATCACCACCCATTAAGAATGGTGCTGCGATTGCAGCTGCACCTAGTCCACCACCTAATAATCTTAGTGCACTAAATTTATTTCCTGCCTCACCACCAATTCTAAATACGTTTCCAATCTGGCCTAAAAAACTATCGTCTCCAGCTGTTAATCCTGATAAAAGACCAGAACCTGCTCCTCTTAAAAAACCTGCACCTTTTATATTAGCAAAAGGACCTAATCCTCCTGCATATGCACCTAAACCACCTAATAAAGCAAGTTTACCTACCGGTGATTTAACCACTTTTTTAACAGCACGCTTGGCTTTCTTTACAAGTTTACCTAGAAAATAACCCTGTCTAGGTTCATCTAGTGTCATAATTCCTCCACCAGCACGTAGTTGTCTTTCCATCTGCATTCTAGATATTGTCATATTTTAGCCTAAATCCTTTTTGTATCTGGTTTTATTCATTATATCAACCTGTTTTCAACTTGTCTTAAGACCTCTTTATCAAAGTCTCTTAAATCTACACCTGCATTTGCTAAGAATCCTTTGGCTATACCATCACCATTGTAATCAGCAAATTCAATGTCTTTAATAAATATTCTTCTGCCTGTTGTATCTAGTGAGTATACAACTGGTATCTTGTCAATCTTGACAGATATTGGGCTGTCTTGAACCATGATAAATCTACCATTCTCTTTAACATAGTGACTACCTGCAACAGTAACACCTTTGTAATCATGTATCTCATCAGATGCTTTAAATTGAAATACACCTGTAACCTCACCACCTTTTGTTTGATCACCAAGTTGTATTTCTTTAATTTTCTTCTCACTGCCATCAGCCATTTGTACAAGAGTGTTAGGATCAAAACAAAATGTTCCTTCATTAGCACTTGTCATTGCTCCACTGCTACCACCTGGATTTCCAGCATCACCTCTGCCTGGTCCAGAATCTCTGCCTTGATCTTCAATAGCTTGTTGTTGTCTTTCAGCTTCTCTTCTAGATATTCCTTGAGCTTTAGCTGCTGCTTTAATTTGTAATGCTCTTGCTTTTGCAGCATCTCCTGCCGCTTTAGCTTCAGCTTTTCTTTTATTAATAGCATCAATTCTTTGTTGTTCTCTAAAGTCACGTATCTCTTGAGCTCTTGCTTTTGCACCAAGAATATTTTGTCTTGCTAATTCTATGTTTCTTAAATTACTAGTTAGGTTGGTTGATATTCCATATTTAGCTGATATGTCTTCATCATCAATTGTGCCATCAATTAGTCCCTGTATATCAGAAGCACTTATACCGTATTTGTCTCCCAATGTTTGACTAATTTTATCTTGTCTCTTATCAAAAGTTGCATCAGTTACTTTGTTAAGATTGTATCCAGCCATTATGCCTTCAGGTGTATTGTATGCACCACCAGCTACTATTCTACCGATATCATCCGTTAAAACACCTATACCTCTTGCTTGATTCTCAAAAATAGCTCTTTCATTTATGGGTAATATGTTTTGTAGTGCTGGTCCTACTCTTGATAAAAATCCTGCACCAGGTAAGAAACCTATGGCTTTATCAATAAGTCCAGCTAGTCCTTTTTTAGGAACACCTGTTGGAAGTCCAAAGTATTCAGGATAAGATTCCATAGTCTTCATATCCATAGTGTCAGCATCATCTAGACTTGTAATACCAAACTCATTAAATCTTCTAAACTCAGTGTCTGGTCTAAAATCAGTTCTTATTTGATTCATGTCCGGATTAAATGGATTATTACCTCCACCGCCACCACCTTGATTTAAAACTGTGTTTATACCTGTAGCTGCAGCCGTCCCACCAGTTCCAGGTAGATTTGTAGTAAATTGATTAGGATCAAATGGGCCGTCACTAAAAGGTTCTCGTGGTTGAAAAAAGAAACCCTTGTTGTAAATATCTTGGTCCCTTTTACTATAAAAACTTGGTGCTGCGAATATCGACATAATAATTATATATTTGTGTCACCACCAATTGGTAGTGATTCTACGGTTAATTTTACACTTCTAGAAATATCTTCTCTTTTAGTATCTGTTTCAGGGTTATCTACATCTGCATCTGCTTCTGCATCTGACATGTACTCTTGACCCGTTTTTAAATTTTTTAAGGTAACTTCACACTCTGGTGTAAGGACCACAGTTGCTTTACCATTAATCTCTTTTATTTCTTTTTTAGCTTTTGTTTCTATAAATGGCATTAGTCTCTATTTATCTCCAATATTGATACAATAACGTGTAATTCATTTGCATCTGATGCTTGTGCCTTTAATACCTCATTTTCTTCCAAAATTAAAGGGTGAGTTAACAGCTCAGTTGTTGCTTTTGAAGCTATTGCTTTATCTTTAAAAAGGCTAAATACTGCAGATGCAGCATTTACTATAGTAAAAGTTATATCACATCCTGATCCAGCGTCCTCTGATACTAATATACTTTTAATTATAGCTCTAGAATCAGAGGGTGTTGTGTATATTGTAGTGTTACCCGTAGTAGTTAAATCTACTAATTCATTTTTATATATATTAGCCACTTATAAACCAAGAGAATCTCTCTTGCTCCTGTTTTACTTCATCCAAAAATGTAGAATTTAATTGATCTTTCATTATTGTCAAAGCTCTGTTAATTTGTTTTTGGTTTGATACATCATAATTTTCTTTTGGTTCAGGTATTCTTATATTTATTTTAGCCATTATCTTCTACCATCCGGTTGTATATCTAATCTTAACGTTCCAAATCTCCACTTCTCACTAGCAGCATCATTTTCTATTTTAATATTTACAAAACGACCTCTAGCTCTTGTGTCTTTTTTATCTGTTGTAGAGTCAACTGTAAAAGGACTTAATGTTGTAGTAGTATCAGATTGTTGCGGATATCTTTTTACAGCTAAACTTATTTTTGAATTACCTTGTAAATCTTTAAAATCAGGTATGAATCTTCTGACAGCTACAAATGCTTCACCAGCTATTGATGGCCCTTTAAAAGATCTTTGTTGCATATCAAAGTCAAAAGATTTTATGAAAGAAGTTACAGTTGTGGTTGAACCATCTTCATTAACTTGATCGGTCCCTGTTTCGTGTTCAAAATATTTTGTCTGCCCCAACCCATTTTGACCTACAACCTCAGGAAAAGTTCCATCAGCAGAGCTATCATACTTAGTAGCATAAGGAGTTGGATATATAGTTGCATCCATCCAACTAGTTCTTGCTTCTGTGCCTGTATACCAAACACCACCAGGCACTTTAGTTAGCGCCGATTCACCATAATTATATACAACATACTTATCATTAAAAGTAGCTGTTGATGATGGGTAATACCAAGTAACTTCAGTAAATAAATTATTTAAACCTGCAGCAACTTGTTGTCCTTTTGTAGTATCAAAATTAGTAAACACAAAATCTTCCACAGAACATGGTAATGATTTAACTGTACCATCAAATAAAAAGAATCCATTTGGTGATAACCAAAAAGCTGCTCCATCTATTTCTACAACAGCGTTCTTACCTATCAAACCACAGTTAGTGCCCACTTGATCTAATTGGAAAGTAAAAGGAGCTCCTATAAATTTCATTGTATATAAAGCATTATCAGTCCATATTAAAATAACTTCTTTTGCTTTTATAGCTCCGACTATTTTTGTTCCGTCTTGAATTCTTAAAGTGCCAGCTGAGTTTGTTGCAGATGGAGTGTAGCTATTAATGTCTTCTTGATCAGAAAATCTTATAAACATATCATCTTGTGTGGTCGTCGTTCCAATAGTTGTTTCTGTTCCAAAATGTATTAAGTGACGTGTTGTTGGTGATATTAATGTAACTCTCGATGCAGTAGGATTATTTCCTGTTTCAAAACCAGATGTTGTAGTTGATGCTCTATTTAATAAAGGTGTTGCAGCTCCAGCATTCCATGTAAATGTTTTACCGTTTGCAATAGTTGCTATGAGAACTTGTCCAAAATTATCTAAACTCCAAAGACCTGGTTCTAGAACTACAGTAGACGCATTTACTGCACTACCAAACCCAGAGAAATTTGTAGCGTTTGTCACCGTAGCACCACTGCTATGTGCTTGTCCATTTGATGTACCAAATGTTGCTGTTCCATTTGCACCCCTAGTGATACCTGTTAAGTCATTTGAACTTATACCTGTGTAAGTTATTAACTCGTTACCAACAGCTATTGTTCCAGCAGTTGGAAAACCTGTTACAGATGTCAAAGTTATTGCTGTACCTGATCCTCCTGTACCAGCAGTATCTGCATTAAGAGCACCGTTTAAAGTTGTAGTAGTAACACCTGACACTGTTCCACCGTAATTACCAATACCAAAACCATAACCATA